GAACTTCTGGGCGAACAACTCGACCAGAGGAGTGAGAGACGCACCCAATTCGACAAGCGAGTTCTTAACAGTGGCGAAAGACTGTTGCAGTTTGAAAGCCGAAGTCTCAGCCGTCGCGGAGAAAGCCTCGTCCAGCACGCCAGTGCTGTCGGCCATACTGTCGAAAATCGCAGCGGTCCCATCGGCGTTAGTGCCGAGGAGGTCCATCACACCGGTCAGGGCCCGGACGTTCCCGAAGAACTTACTGGTCGCGACCGTGTTACCGTCGAACGCACCAACCATCGTCTGCAGAGTGGGCAGCAGCCCCTCGTCTTGCAATTGCTTGCGCAGCCCCTCGTACGACAGACCGACCGAAGCCAAAGCCTTCGCACCCTTCGGTGTCTCTTTGGTGAGAGACGAGAGGATACCGCGCACTTGGGTGGCGGCTTGGCTAGCGTCAGTACCAGTACGCGACATGGAAGCGAAAGCAGCACCGATCTCGTCAAACCCGACGCCCAAAGCGCTGGCGATCGGGAGCACCGCGCCCATCGCACCAGCCAACTCAGCCGGTGCCAGTTTCCCCTCACGCACGGCATTCGTTAACACGTCCGTAGCGCCCGAAGCGCTAAGAACATCAGAGCCGTACGCGTTCATAGCCGAAGTCGCTAAGTCCGCGATCACGTTCACTTCTCCCAGCCCCGCAGCGCTGGCTTTCAGAGACGCTTCTAACGTCTCCATCGCATCAGTACCACGCAGACCAGCAGACTGGATGAAAAACATAGCGTCGGCCGCTTGCGTCGCGGTCTTACCGAACTCGCTCGCCAGATCGATGACGGGCTGCCGCATCTTCTCGATCTCACCAGCGGAAATACCAACCAAACCCTGGATCTTGGACAGCGAAGTCTCGAAATCCATCGCCATCTTGCCGGCCGCAACACCAACAGCAGCAGCAGCCGCGACAGCAGCAACACTGACAGCAGCCAGAGCGATCCCGGCCTTCTTACCGAACGCCGCCATCGAACCGGTGCTCTTGTTACCGAACTGCCCGATCTCACGTTGGGCCCGAGCGACGTCCTTGCCGTCCCACTTACCGACGAAAGAGACAACAACAGCCACGTTACTCTCCTATCGTGTTGTTCAGGTAGACTTGGAGCAGACGCTCCGCCTCTTTCAACGAACCCTCGATCTCGCGCACCGCAGCGCCCTTGTCGTCATCAAACGCTTTGAAAACACCACCACGGTCGGTGTTCGTCTTCCGGCTGTCGCCGTAATTCTTCTCACCAAACGCGTGCATGAAACTCGCGTCCGCGTTGCGACGGCCTGCCAACTCGAAAATCGAACCGGCAGGAGTCGGGTTGATAACGCCGATGTAGTTACTGATGATCTGGCCACGTGCACGGCTGTTAGCCCGTGACAGCCGGATCGCTTTGTTGTTGCCGTCGTACGTGAGGTCGCGGCCGCCCGTGTTGGACGACCACGCACCCCAGTTACGTAACGCGTTCCCAGTGGGCAACATCCGCCTAGCGTTGTCGCGCACCTTGCCCGCTGCTTTGTTGATCCGCTTCCGGATCTCCTTCTCAGCGTCGGGCTGGAACTCCTTGAGTGCTTTCATCGTAGACTTGGCGTTTTTAACAACCACCCTGTTTTGAAACGTCACTCAGTCACTTCCTCTGGTTAGCCCCAATCGACCGCCACCTGATATACCGCCACATCGTGGCGATAGTTCTGGGGTCCTCGTTCGCCACGACACTCGGTGCAAGCCCGAACTCGTAAGCGATCTGGACTACGACCCAGTGGATTGAGTTTTCTCCAAAGGGACTATCTCGTCCTCGTCGCCCACTACCAACTCGGCCAGTGTGTCGAGCCAAGGGTCGAACTCCAATGTGGTTTTCTTAGTCCGGTCTAACGCGTGCCAAGCGATGAAAGACAAGTACTCGATGCGGACGTCCGTTTGGAACGCAGCAATCGGTTTGTCGTATTTCCTTTCGAACGCGACGAAATCTGGCACCGATGCTTGCACAGTGGTGCCAGACCCGTCTTCGTACACAACGCCGAGCGAGATTTTCATCACAGCAGGAACTCCTTTGTTGGTTGTTTGTTGCGTTTGGTTATGCGACGGCGCGAGTTACTGCACCCGTGATTGGCATCGAGACACTGAAAGTGGCGAGGTCGCCAACAGCAGAGTCGATCGGGCTGTACTCGGTGACTAACGCAACGAAAGTGTACGCCGGGTTAGCGGTGCCGATCGCTGCAGTCCCTTGCGGGGTCACAGAAACGGCGACGGTGCCGCCGAGGTTTGCGAAGAACACGGAGTCGATACCGGCGACCGCGAAGTCTTGGTGGAAGTCGAACGACACAGAGCCGCCTTTCAGTCCACCGATCCTTTCACGCCAACCGTCGCCACCGAAGTTGGTGGTTTCGACATCGTCTGCTTCTAACGAGATGGTGCATTGTGCGACCGAAGTGCTGACGGTGCCGCCAGCAAATACGACCACGGGATTTTTCACTACGAACTTGGCCATTTGGCTCCTTTGTTTTTACTGTGCGAACACCTGAACAACGAACTCGGCGCTCAGGTAGATGACGTCGCCCACGTTTATTTGTTGGTAATTGCGCATTTCGCGCACTCGGAGGTCGTAGGCGTTCCCTCCGAGAGTCTTGTCAGCCTCGATCGCTTCTTTCACGCTTCCGCTTCCGCTGGGAGCGCAGTAACCGTCGAGTTTGTTCTGGGCTGTCCGTTCGTCCACGCGGCCGACGATCAGCAGCACACTGAACTCGTATTCGTCGAGTCCACGGGCGAAAGCCATGTCGAAGTTCACTGAATTGGGTTTGATCACGGCCACTGGCGGGTTCGGTTTGTCCGGTACCGTCGCAGATGTGCGTAAGTTCGGGATCGCCGACAAGTTCGCAGCGAGCGCAGTGCGCATACCACCGATACTCATGCTGAGGCGTGTTTCTTGTAAGGGCGGATCAACATCGCGACGTCCGGGTCCGTCTTGCCGACCCGCATCGCTCCCATGTCACCGAAACCAGCGACGCCCAACGGGGAATCCAGCCGTTTGTAGATCCGGCTCGCTTGGATCACGCACGCCTGCGTCACTTGAGCCGGTGTCGGTGCGAAACCGTAGTCACCCGTGATGCGGACCGTGGCCTGACCACCCCAGATCGGGATCGTGTAGGCGCCGATCATCCGCACCCTTGTGTACGGGTAGGCGCCCCCACCGGAGAGCCCGTTCAGGGGCTCCAGTTGGTAGTCGCTTGTCAGCAACGTGACCGAGAAGGCCCCGTCGCCCGTGTCGTCGAGTTCCACGGTCGTGACTGCCGTCAGGTCGTCCGTAGCCACGACGTAGGGCTCCACAGCGAGGAAAACCCGGGTGGCGTTGTCAGTCGTGTAGAAGACCCGGTCGCACTCCGCATCGATCAGCCGGCTGGCCGCATCGACGGCCATCTCGAGGAGAGCATCTGCGAGTCCGTCTTCTATGCCCACTGCTGCTTTGATCTGCGCGAGTGTGCAGTAGCCGTTTGTTATAGCCACGCCGGGTTCCTCTCTAAAATCGTTGTCACAACGCCGCCAGATACGGACGCCAGTTCTCAGTCCAGATCTTGTCCGCGTCGTACAAGAGTGCGTGTTCCCGGGCCTTGTCGCTGCGGCCGCGTCCACGTTGGTAAGCCAACTCCAAACCATCGACGATGCTCGGCACACTCGGTGTGCTGAACCACGCGAACTGGGTCGGGTCCCACCACGGTTGGTTTTCCGTGAGCCACCCTTCTCCGAGCAACTCCGGTTGCGCGGAGAAGTCATTCACTATCACTGGTGTCCCGCACGCCTGAGCCTCGAGTACCGTCAGACCGAAACCCTCACCCATCGTGCTGGCCAGCAGCACGTCGGTGGACGTGTAGATCGCGGCCATCGCTTCGTTCGGTATGTTCGAGTGCAGTGCGTATTGGTTCACAAACTTGTATTGTTCTTCTTTCAGCCCGACCGCTTGGATCAACGGGTCGAGCCGGATACCACCGGTGCTCCCATGGCGCTCGGTGTGGAGGTAGAGCCTTGCATCTGGGTGTCTCGCTGCGAAGATACTGAAAGCCAGCAGGTTCTCGCCCCAAGCCTTGCGCGATGGTAGGACTCCCTTGTTAGCGTTCACAAGACTGACAACGAACTCGTCCTCGCTGAAACCCATGAGTTGCCGACCGGTCAGTACGTTGCCGCCGTTGGAGTAGGTAGCGGTCGGTGTGTACAGTTGCGTGTCGATAGCCATCGGTATGTAGGGAGATTCGATGTCTAGACGTTCGATCTCGCGCTGCCCGAACTTACTCACTGAGATCGGGGTGATGTTCGGTTTGATGAGCCTCTCCAGCACTGCCGGTGGTACTGGCATGTGGTCGATCATCGTCCAGACGGAAGTGGGTAGTTCGTCCCACTGTGGACCCACCAAAGTCCACGCGTCGAAGAGAACGAAAACATGAGACCGGCCGGGTGGGTGTTGCCGTTTCCAATCGGCGAAGTTCGCAGCAACGACGTCGTTACTGTAGGACTCGTACCCACGCGGGTAGATGTTGATCCCCTCCCATTGGGTTTGCATCGCCTCGAGTCCGTAGTTCGCGATCACGGCCACGTTGTGCCCGTCCGCTTTCATGCGAGGGACGACCTGAGCGGTCTGAGTCCCGTACCCGGTCGGGGCCCAAGGTGCGTTACTGAACCAAACCGCAGTTAGCGGGTCGTC